CTCCGTGATATCGGCAGCGTCAACAGGCGCCCAGTCCAGCACCTCAGCGTACTGCATCACAGGGTAGTTGATGGCCCCCTTTGACAGCGCCTTGGCCGTGTTCGTCCACAGCGTGCCGATGGTCGGATTGGCGGGCGGCTCGTTCGACACCAGCGCCACCTCAGCAGATTCAGGTCCATACTCCAAATTTAGATTCACTTGCGCCGGGTCTGCCACAGGCAGGCCGATAAAGCCCTGGATGCCCCCTGCCCAGGCCAAAGGTTTCGCCCCTGCCGCCAAGGTCAGGGTCACGGGCAGGGCCTTGGTGGTGGCGTCCAAATCTCCCACTTCCAGGGTCATCCCGGCAGGAAGCGATACGCCCGATAAGTCGCCCAAAGTTGGCGATACAGGCTCGCCGCCCGAAGTCGCCCACACCCAGTAATTGGCCGTAAATTGTTCCACCGTTTGCGTCGTATCCGCTACCGTGCCCTGCCCCACAAGCCGGGTCTTGTAGCGCAGCGGGCCGCCCGTCACCCACACCACCGGTTCCGGCTCGGGGGCTTCCACACGCTCCACCGCCCAGCTCCAAACATTACCGGGCGATACGTTCCCCACTACGATTTCGATCATGCGCTCTTCCAGCACGTCCCAGCGGGTTTCCTGCACCTCGGCTTTTATCTCGATGCCGTGGGGCGCGTCAGCGACCGTCACCGTGTCGTACAGGAACACGCTCTCAAGCCCCTTGTACTTCTCATACTCCACCGTGTCGCCCAACTCCACGAAGTTGACCCTCGCAGACATCTCGGGCACGTCGATACGCCCGGGGTTGTCCGCCGCGAACTGCGCCTGCGCTTCCGCCAGCATCCGGGCACGGGCCACCGCCAGCGTGACGCCCTTCTTGGTCTTTTCAACCGTCGCGTCACATTCCAGCACCTTTACCCTCATGAAGGGGTACAGGGCTGCGTGCTCGCTCAACACATAGTTGCTGATGCTCCCGGGGTTGGAGTCGTCGGCAAGGTACAGCACCGACCCGTTCTTGTTGACCCCCAGGGGCAGCACTGCCGTGTACAGGTCCTCCTCGGATACTTCAAACTGTACCCCGGTCAGGTTCTTGCCGTATTCGATGCGCATCCCGTTGTCGCGCCCGGCCCGGGTGACGAAGTACATCGTCCAGTCATCCCGTATCAGCTCCGCCCCGTACTTCGCCAAAAAGCCGGTCTTGGGGTCCAGCAGCGCCGCCGTTGGGTTGACGTTGATGTAATCCGCCGCTACCCGCACGCTCCCGATGTTGGTGTACGCTTCCACCTCGGTGTCAAAGTCCAGGCTTCCCATGATGCCGTCGTCCACCGTCACCGTTTGCCCACCGATGGTAGCCGTTCCGCCTTTCAGGCACTGCAAGCCCGTCAACTGCCCGGTGTAGTTGAACCGGGTCACATTGTATTTCAGGTCGTATGATACGTGCTCCGCCGTCACGCTCACGCCCCGCTCCGCGTCTTTTTCGATCCGGTTTATGCGGAACAGCTGCGGCGCTGTCTCCACGCTTGGGCACACGGCTTCCATGTCGCCGCCAGGGGTGGTCACATCCTCCAGCTTGGTGTCCAGGATGTTGTCCTTGTTCTCGATCCAGCCGGTCTTCCATGTGTAAATGATTTTCTTCTTCCGCTTGCGCTGCACCTCAAACTTGATCTGCCACCGGGTAACGCTGCCGCCGGACGTGGTGGTGGTCACCTCCTGCAGAACAAACACCTCGCGCCCCATGATCAGCGACCCTATCTTCTTCGCGCCCTTCTTGCCTTTGAAGACTTTTCGCTGCGCCGCCGTCAGGGTGGTGCGCACCGTCCAGCGCTCGACGCTGCCGATCAGCAGGTCGTTTTCGTCGATTGCCGGGGCCGTCCTGCAGCGCACGTCGCATTTCAGCAGGTTGCCCACTTCAAGATGCTGCCACTTGCCCCATTCGTCGAACGGGTGCTGCATCGTGACGGTAGACAGGCCCCCGGCCAGTTCCTCGTGCTCGCAGTGCACCGGCACCAGCTCGCCGCACAAGCCGGTGGTGGAAGTATCCAGGCCCTCCGCGTCGTACACATACACGCTGCCCATTTACAGCCACCTCCAATTCGGCGTGATGGTCACCTTGGTGATGCTGCCCACCCAGCTTACCGCGCTGGTGCCAACGGCCAGCTCCGGCCACACATGGTCCGCCAGGGTGATGGCCACCTGATCCGTCGCGTCGGTCGCGTAAGCAAACCGCGCCTCGCAGTCGATGGTCACCGTGCCCGTCAGGCCCGTCAATCCCACCGCCGTGCCGCCGATGGCAAGCACCACGTCCCCCGACCCCTCCACCTTGATGATGGGGGTCGCCGGGAAAGTGCCGGGATTGACGATATCGGTACCGCTTGTTGTTATCTCGATATCCACAGGGGCGTCGTCGTACGCAAACGGCTCGCACCAGAAGGACACGCTGAACAGCCGGTCCGCAAAGGCCGTCACCCATTGGGCAAACGCTATCTCGTCGGTGATGCGCCCCCTGTACGCCCTGCCCGGCCTGTCGGACAGGGTCAGAATACCGCTCCCGCGCAGCCACGCCTTGATAGCCTCCAGGCTCGCAGGATTGGAGCCTTCCTGCTCGTAAGGGATATACCCTTCCAGCATCATCAGCTGCTCGTCGTAGTCCCCCGCGCTCATGTGCAGCGCCCCGTGCCGCCCCGGCACGATGTAACTGTCGTCCCGCAGCGCGGGAGAATACACCGGGGGCAGGGACTTCACGATGATGCCATAGGCGTCGCTGTGCTCGCCGTTCCAGGTGAAATGCATATCGCCCATTCTTTACCGCCCCCCGTATCCACGCGCAAGCTGCGCCGTGTACCGGTTGATGTCCCGGCTCAGCCTCGCCACGTCGTTGCCGTCCCGTACGACTGGATTATTCACATTCAGCGTCACCGCCATGTTGCTGCCGCCGCCTGCCATGCCGCCCATAGCCGCAGCCGCAGGGGCTGCCCGTGTCGCGCCGCCTGTGGACGCCCGGTAGTCGCTCAGGCCGTTCACCGACGCCCGGGCCATGTGCGCGGAGGCAGCCATCACATCGGTCACTTTGCTATAAATACCTTCCTCAAAGCCCTGCCCGAAAAAAGCGCCCAGCCGGTGCGCCACCTTGGAAGGAGACTGCTGGTCGGTCTCCCGCTCAATCGCCGTGATTGCCGACCGCGCAAGCTGCTTTGCCTTGTTGATGACGGCCTGCAGCTTGTCGTCCATGCCGTCGATGAAGCCCTGCGCGAACCCCTGCCCGGCGTCAATTATGCCTTTCAGCGTACTTTCAGCGCCGCTAACAACCTGCTGGCCTGCCTCGATGCCGACGCCCGTCATGTCGGGCGCTGCAACGCTCATGTTGCCCAAAAGCGCAGTTAGAACCTCGCCCAGATCGTCCGTGTCGATGCCATCAACAAATCCAGCTTCCATGGCTTCGTTGAACGCCACAGCCAGCGACCCAAGATCCATGGCGGCGAACTCGCGCTCCATGTCCTGCATCTTGCCGAAATACACCTCGCGGACTTTCGCCCCTGCCGCTTCCAGGTAGTAATCCAGTCTTTCCGGGTCAAACTCGGTATCTTTGAAGCCCAGCGCCTGCAACACCGCAGGGGTGAACCAGTCCTCGCCTTTGAACACGCCCTCGCCGGTTTCTTCTACCAGGCTTTGCGCCTGCAGCGCCTCGTACATCAGATCAGCCAGGTTAATCTCGGCCAGCATTTCCTGCATCCGCGCCACGATCTCGGGCGAAAGGGTGGATGCGATGCCGGCCTGGATTGCCGCTATGCCGCTATCCAGGATGTTGTCTGCCATTAGCTCGCCGGCCTGGCGCTCCTCCTCCGCTCGCTTCATGCCCTCTTGATATGCCGCGTCGATGGCCGTTGTATCCTCGCCTTTCTCCGTGGCGGCCTTTCGCTCGGTGTCCCACTTGGTTCCCAGTTCCTCTTTGGTCTTTTGGTACGCTTGCTCCGATGCCTGTCGCTGCTGCTCCGCAGTCCCGCGCACCGCGCTGTACGCTTCCGCTACATCCTCCGGCTCAACCGATACCCCGGCAACTACCTTCCGATAAGCCAGATTATCAATGGCGGCCTCTGCCTCGCCGATGTACGCCATAATGTCGGCGGATACTTGCTGGGCGCGGTCTGCGACAGCGTCCAGTTCATCCATGGCAGCTTTACACGCCGATGTGGGCTTGCCGCTCCATTCCTTGACGAATTGGGCGGACGCTCCCATCACGCTCTCCACATTTGCTACCAGCTCATCGTTCTTCGCGATGATGTTCTCAACTTCGGTATTGTATTCCTCAATGCTGATTTTGCCGCTGTCGAGTTGCTTTTGAAGTTCTACCAGCTTGCTGTCCGTGGATACTTTGATGCGCGCTAGCAGTCCCTCAAAGTAATCCGCCACGTTGTCGATGAGCTCTTGCTTCTGTTCCTCGGTGTCCTCTTTGCCGTCCGTCAGCGCGTCCTTGATGGTCTTGTACACGCTGCCCACGCTCGCGCCCAGGGTCTGATTTGCGGTGGTATAGGCCGCCACAATATCCGCGATATCGTCCGTCGTCAGGCCAAGCCCTTGCAAGGCCGATACGAGCGCGGACTTCTCGCCCAGCACGATTTGCACAATGTCATCCGGCACGATGCCGGTCACGTCGCACGCCTCGGCCAGCGTTTCACGGGCCGCTATGATCTGCTCCGCCGCGGTCTCCGCCTCTTTCGGCTCCGCGCCTTTCTCCACCAGCGCCTTGATGATCGTTTCCTTGTCGCTGTTGATCAGTTTCGCGATACTCTTAGCGTCCAGCAGACGGATAGCTCCCTCGCTCAACTTGATAGCCGTTGCCAGCTGCGTAGCTGCCGCCAATATAGGCGCTCCGGCAGCCGCGCCCTCCTCGGTGGATGTATCGATCCCGGCGTTGTTGATCGCTTTCAGAATGGGGTCCACATCCTGGCCAATCCCGGCGACAATAGCGTCGCGCTCTTCGTCCGTCAGGATGTTGATGCTGTTCAGCACGCTGCGCAGCCGCATTACCGCGTCGTTTACGGTCGACGTCGCGTTGTCCGTCACAGTAGCGTCAAGGGTCACCTTCGCCTCGGCAAACGCGCTGTCAAACTTAGCGGCTATCTCAGGATCTACGCTATCCAGCGATTCCTTAAACCCGTCGATTTCTCGGGTAAAAGTCGCCAGCGCCGCAACCGCGATGCCGCAGGCCGCAACAACTCCGACCGGGCCGGTCAGTATCGGGATCAGCACCCCTGCCGCCGATACGATTTTGCCCAGTATCAGCACCATAGGCCCGAACGCAGCCGCAACCGCCGCTACATTGACGATGGTTGTTTGCGTTTCCTCGGACAACGCAGAGAAACCGTTCACCAGATCGGAGATGAAGTCTGCGGCCTTCTGCACGGTCGGCGCGAAGTTCTCGCCAAATTCAATGGCAAGGCCCTCAACAGCGCTTTCAAGGTTCCGGAAAGAACCGCCGATGCCGCCCTCCATGGTAACGGCCATCTGCGCCGCTGTGCCGTCAGCGTTGGAGATGTGCCCGCTCAGCTCGTCCCAGCGCTCGCCGTAATTCGCCAGCATGACGTTCGCTGCCGCAAGGTCGGTCTTGTTGAACAGGTTGGACATCATGGCAGTACGCTTCTGGTCCGTCCAGCCGTCCATAGCTTCGTTCAGGTCGCCGAAAATCTCGTTCAGCGCACGCAGCCGACCCTCTGAATCGTAAATATCGACGCCCATCCTTTTGAGCGCCTTTGACGCATCTTTGGTAGGGTTCTGCAGGGACAGCATCATGTTCCGCAGGTGGGTTCCGCCTTCGGCTCCCTTGATGCCGTTGTCGGCCAGGATGCCCAGCGCCGTGTTCAGCTCCACCGTTCCCCCCGCCAGGGACTTGGCCGTAGCGCCGATGGTCAGGATGCCCTCGCCAAGCTGCGCTACGCTGGTGTTGGACTTCTGGCTCGTCCGTGCGATTTCGTCAACAAAGCCGTTGACCTTCTCAGTTTCGATGCCCAGCGCAGCCATGCTGTCGGTTACAATATTTGCCGCCTGCGCCAGGTCGATGCCGCCCGCCTGCGCAAGGTTCAAAACCGTGGGCAGGGTGGCGATTGCCTTTGATGCGTCGTACCCGGCCAGCGCCAAATAGTTCAGGGTGCTGGCGGCTTCCCCCGCCGTGTACCGGGTGGTCGCGCCCAAGTCTTTGGCTGCTTGCCCCAGCGCTTCCATGTCGGCAGCGCCGCTCTCGGCAGTCAGGCCCATGGTGGCGTACACCTGTCGTATCGAGTCGTCGAAAGAAGTAAACACCGCCGTCGCCGCAGCGCCCGCCGCCACAATGGGCAAGGTCAGCGTCTTGGACATGGTCTTGCCCACGCTCTCCATGGTCTTGCCCACAGCAGATATCTTCCCAGTGAGTGATAGCGACCTGTCCTGCAACTGCTTCATCAGCGATTGGGCCGTCTTGATGCCGCCCGAAAAGGCCGTGGTGTCAAGCTCCAGTACGGCTACCACTTTTCCCGCGTCCAGCGCCATGCCTCCATCACTCCTTCTTGTCCTTCAACAGCTTCGCCAGAAGCGCGTCGTTATTGTCCGTAACGGGCGGGCGCAGCTTGTCTTTCCTGCGTATCCGCGCCGTGTAAATCGCGATTGCCTGGTCGAGGCACCACGCCTCGAAGGGGTCATCCACTCTTACGATTTCGCTGGGCTTTGCCTTGTACACTTCCGCCATCAGCATCAGGTCCGCCGCGTAGTGCTTTACGAAACGGCTCCAGTGCCGCCACACCTCCCAGCGCGAACGAATAGATGGCGAGCAACTGCTCGTCGGTCAGTACAAGCCCGGCCTCTATGATCTCGTCGTATGTCGGCGATACAAGCGCGTACCGCGCCATGGCGATCAAAGCCTTGGCCTGCTTGTCCAGCTCGATGGCGTTTACTTTCTTCGCGTCGGCGGTGAAAAGCTGCTGCACCGTGTTCAGCAGAGGGTTGGGGATCAGCCCCGTGGCCGCCATGTTGAACAGGCTGGGCCGCTTGGCCTTGCAGATGAAAACGTCGTCCCCGCCCCAGCCGGGCAGGGCAATGGTCTGTACCGCGCCGTGTTTCTCGGCAACTGCGCTCAGGTCGGTGATCTCCACGCCGGCGCACCTCCTTTTCATAGAACACCCGCCCCGGCATAAGCGCCAAGGCGGGCGTTGGTCGGTCAATAATGGTTAGCTATGGTCAGGTCACAGTCGTCTCGCCGTCTACCTTTGGCAGGGCAGCGATGCGTTCAACCGTTATGGTGTTTTCGCCCTTGGCAGGCCGGCTTTCGCACTTGTACGCGTTGGTGGCAAACTCGCCGTCGCTGAAGCTGCCGCTGATGGGCGTCCCCTTGCAGGTGGGGAACTCCCACTGGTGGTAGGCCACCGCCGCCCCGTCGGTGTCCCGGTCGGATGTGTACAGGGTCAGGGTGAAGGGTTTCCGGGTCACGGCAGACCCCGCCACCGGCCCTTCGTAGCTTTCCCCGGCGGTGTCCAGGGTGCCGGTATAGCTGCCGCCGTCGATCAGGGCCATGATCTCCAGGATCAGGGTTTGGTCGGAAAACTCAATATCGTACCCCTTCACCAGGGTGTCGGTCTTGATCAGGCCGTGGATGGTGTTCTTGATCCGCAGGGTGTTCTCGGTCCCTTCGTCGCTCACAGCGGTGAAGCTGGCGCTGGTGGCCGTCTCGAACACATAGGTCTTGGGTGTAGTCTCCTCCGTGGTGATTTTGATCCGCTCCACGTTTGCGATGTTGCCCGCTTCAATTTTAGGCATATTCGTTCACTCCTCAGTCAAATGGCGCACAGGGCGCTGTATTCGATGGCTGCGCAGATGGCTTCGTGGTCCTCGTCGAAATGTTCCTCCGACACGCCGCCGTCTGCGCGGATGTGCTTGTTGGCGATAAGTGCAGTCCGGATCTGCCCCATCAATACCCGCAGGTCCAGCGGCCTGCTCTCGGGGACGCAGCCGGTGATGATGTACACGCGCCTGCCGGTGGTGCGCCCGGTCTGTATGGTGCCCGCGTCGGTCACGATGCAGTAGGGCGCCGTGCACTTGCCCTCCGCCTGCCCCGGCAGGTACACCGTCAGGCCCGCGTCCCGCAGGCTGTTGTAAATGGTTTCGCGCATTGAACTCATTGGCGTTCATCACCTCTTTTTTCTGCCGCGCATCCGGTGGGCCGCCCGGTCGCGCTGGATGTCGATGTTGTACGATCCGTACAGCGTCGCGTTGCCGAATTCCTTTCGGATGCTGTCCACCAGGGCGTCCGCTGTCGGGAAGATGATGCCGTAGCGCTTCGCGTGGTCGAACTCCAGGAACTCCATGTAATCCGCCGCGCCGCGCCTGCCCCGCTTGTAGTTGGGGGCGGCTCCGCCGATGCGTATCTGCGTGCTGTCGCTGGTCTGCTTCGCCGATGCGTGGAGCCCTCTCCGGGCTACGCCTTTTCGGTCCGTCCACTTCGCGCCGCTGCGCATCTCGGCCTGGGCCTTGGTGGCCGCCGTCTTGGCAAAGGCGATGGTGTTCTTCCGGACGCCATCCCGCAATTCGTCGGTGGCGCGCGTGAATACGCTGATGTCTACCTTGATGCCGCCTGGCGCGCCCACGGTCACACCCCCTCCGATAGCTGCCACAATACGCGGATGTTCATCCGGTTCTGGATGTTCCGCACGATGCGGGGCACCCCGTCCTCCAGGGTGCACACGTCGTCGCGCCGCACGTCGGGCAGGTCGGGGGCCCAGATGGCTTCGATCCAGATGTCCTTGTCGTCCGCGTATGTTTGGCCGCTGATGTCTATCGTGCGCTTCTCCGGCAGCTCCGGAAGCCGCCGCCACACGGTGGCCGTCCCTACCGGCTCCGCCGCGTCGGTGGGTTGGTTGTACTGGTCTACGCCGCGCCGGGTGAATACGGCGGTCTCGCTTGGGAACCGGCGCTTGATGTCCGCGATGTGGTTTCTGGCCCGTTCTATGACGCTCATACCGCCACCCCCGCTTTGTGGGCGTAAGGCCTCAATAGTGCCGCCGCCGCCGGGGCCACCGATTCCAGGCCGGTGCCGCCGAATTGCTGCACATAGGCCACCGCGTAGCCGTCCAGCTTCTCCGAAAGGATCTGCTGGCCACCGCTGTCCCGTTTCGTCAGCATGGCGTTGGCAATCATGGCGCAGGCCACCTTGATGGGCGGCGGGACCTCGGCGGTCTTGTAGCCGCCATGGTACTCCACCTCCACCACCGCGTCGCTTTCGCTTGCCCTGTCAAGGTAAAGCAGGCCGTCCTTGTGGCTCAGAAAGTATTTATCCTCCGCCACCGTCTCGCCGTCCACCTTGACCGTTACAGGTTCGTTGTCGTCCACGGGATAGGAGTGGAGCAGCGCCACGGAGCCGCGCATCACCAGCTTTTCGGCCATAGCGCCGTAACCCAGCGTCCTGCCCGTGTAGTCGTCCGCCGCCTGCTGCCCAACGGCGATCCACGCCGCGATATCGTCAGGGGGCATCCCGGACCGGCCAGAGAACCGCTCAAATTCAGCCGCTGTCATGATGGGGTCCATGTGCTCTCACTCCTATCCCATTCATCAGGTCGTCGTCGTTCTATCAGGACTTCTGGGTGATGTACTTGATGGCGTCAGACACCAGCAGCTTGCTGTCGTACCTGCGGAAAGCAAGGAAGCCCACCTGGCCGGTGGTCGCCGCGATCTCGTTCAGCCGCTGGAAGTACAGGCCCCTTCTGTCGAGGATCCGGAACTTCTTGAAGTCGCCAAACAGCACGGACTTCTTGCCCGCGGTCGCCTCTTCCATTTTGCTGGAAGTGTAGATGGGGTAGCCGTACAGCCGGTCAGGCTGGCCCGCCACGAGGGAAGGCTGCCACAGGTACTGGCCCTGGCCGTCCTTCAGCTTGCGCAGAAGGGCAACCGTCGAATCTTTCATCACGAAAGAGCCGTTCTGGCGGTACTTGGCGTCCACCGCGTAGATCAGGCTGATCAGCTCGTCGCCGGAGATGGCGGTGCTGGAGCCCGTAGTCACAGCGGAAGAAGCGCCGGTGATGACGCCGGAGGGCTGGCTGCTGCCGGTGCCCGTCAGGAAATGCGTCTCTTCCAGGGAGGCGAAGGCCGCGGCAAAGTCGTCGCGCACCCAGGCTTCCATGTCGATGAACATATCCTGCAGGGCTTCGTGGGTGATGTAGGACAGGGCGCCAACCTTGTACGCTTTCATGTTGTGTTTGGCGAAAGCGGGGGTGGACGCAGTGACGGCCACGCCCTCGCCTACCAGATAGGCGGTGGTGTGGGTGTTCACGTAGGGGATGTCCACCTCGGAGGCGGAGCTGCGCACGTCCGCCAGTTGGCGGATGGCGTTCTGGGCCGTGATCTCGTTGATCAGGCTGCGCTCCAGGGCCACGGGGGCCAGCACAGCGCCGGTCGCCCCGGACCCGGTCAGGGAAACGCCCAGGATGTCGCGCTTCTCCCCGCCGTCCAGGATCAGGCCGGGGGAAATGCTGCCGTTGACCATGTAGGCCAACATGGCGCTCCGATACTCGTCGGTGTCGTTGGGCGCTGCGGCGGTGCGCGTCGCGCCGCCAAGGCCGCGCTCAACGGCGGGATTGCCGCCGGAAGCGGTGCCGGCCAGGGCTGCCTCACGGGCTGCCTGCCGCTCTTCCCGGGCGATGCTCTCGCCAAGGGCGGCGTAGTCGGCCTCCATCTGGGTGAACTGGCCCAGTTCTTCTGCGGTCAGGTCACGGGATTCGTTCTGGGCCGCGTCCAGCAGGGCCCTCATGTCGGCGGAAAGCTTGGTCTGCTTCTGCCGCAGCTCACGAATAATCATAGTCATTCTCATTCACTCCTTGTCATTCTTTGGGTTAATCGCAGGCAGGCC